CATTGGCTGGGACAGCCGGTGGGGGACGCTCCGGGAAGTGACCGCCGCGGGCAGTTCCACCACCGGCACCTACCGCCCCTACGGCTTGGATTGCTCCGGCATGATGGATTGGATTTTCTACAACATCACGGGCGGCGAATACATCCTGGGCCGTGGCGGCGGTGCCACCGCCCAGCGCTCCTACTGCACGCCTGTTTCCCAGGCGGACGCGCAGCCCGGAGACCTGGCCTTCTACCCGGACGATTCCCATGTGGGGATCGTGGTGGGCCGGAGGGAGGACGGGAAACTGCTGATCTGCCATTGTTCCAGCGGACAAAACAATGTGGTGGTGACGGAGTTTGCCGCCAGCGGCTTTACCACCCTGGGGCGGCCGGATATTTTCCAGTAAACAGCCGAAACTCCCCTCAATTTGAGGGGAGTTTCGAGCTTTACATTTTCACGCGCGGCGATCTGGCTTTCACTGAATTGATTTCTTTGGGGAATTATGATACCTGCACGCCGATACACATAACGCACAAAACTGTTGCTAACAAGACAGGCAACAATTTCTATGTTTATGTTAGATTTAGTGTGAATCTATAGCTACTATCTACAAGAACCTTGTCAGAAGTAATTGGGGAAAATGGGTTCTGTATTGCATATCCAATAATTTCGTACATTCCTGGCTCGTTTGGTAGAGCGATTTCGATTTCTCCATAAGCGGTTCCTGCATTACCATCAAGCGAAAGCGCATAGTAATTTTTCCCATTGACTTTAGCTTGAGAAAAATTTATAGTTATTATCAATAGTGTATTTGATGCTTCGCTCTTGTCTAAAAAATACATTAGCTTGAAGGGAGTTCCTTGTTTATGTTCAATTAGAGGCTCTGGTCTCAAAATTCCGTCATTTTCAATCAATTCTTTGGCTCCATAATCGGTGTTTAGCGTTAATGGACTGAAGCTATCCATATGATTCCCGTCAGGAATAAAATAATCGTGTTGCTTTTCGGATTCAAATACAGGCTCCATAGAAGATAAGCTATAAACTAGATCATAAACTGCATTAGCGCCATAAAAGTTAGTTACCCTATCATATTCAGCGGCGTGGTGATTTGGAGAAACTGTAAAAGTAACAAAAAGTTTGTGGAGAGCATCATCTCTATTTAGCTGTTCTTCATCTAAAAATACAGGTATAGTAACTTTCATACTATCTGTAGCATCGAAAGTATAACTCTCAACGTAGTTTTTGCCATCTATAGAAAATTTAATTGGCACATAATCATAATAGAGCACCATAATGACTTGAGTACTGCTACCTACTTCGGCAAATTCAAGATATATCGGATTGTTAGCATCAGATAAGAAAATAGTATTCTTTTCTTTAAGTTGATCTGTAGAATTATCATTGTATACATCAATATAATAGCTATTTTCAAATTCAGGATGTAAATTTTCAAATGGTGTTTCTTTAATGAGTTCTGATGTATTAGTATGGGAATTAGAGCTATCTATATGTAACAAATATACAAGAAAGACTATACCTACAAATAAAAGAAATGCGGTAGGAACTATTGCTGCGCGGAGGGTAGTAGAGCGAGAATTAAGTCCATTTATCTTACTATGTCTCATCTTACCGGAATCCTTTCAGCAAATGTTTATTAGAAAGCACATATCATGCACAAATAATGTGCATGATATGTGCTTTCTATTACTCAAAAACCAACATCATTTCTGATCTAGAAACTAACCGATACAGATTATTTAAACAGCGGGGAGTCCTCGTTGCCATACTGATATCCAGAAGAGGATGTATCTCTTATCTTTCCTGATACAAAATACTGGCGGTAGGGGCCATTTTCATAAATCTTGTCAGTTACCACGGATTCCTTATTGTAGCCAGAAGCGGTATCGCTGGGGCCATCGGCATCGCCATTACTGTATGTGGCATAGACTTTTACATACATGTAATATGCAGTACCGGCATAGGTGTTTATTGATCCTTCGCCCCATGCACCGTTTGGATCATACCGAATTTTAACGTATCCCCACGAAGCCCGCTCATTACCAACGGTTGCGGAAGTTTCAGATATCGCATCTGATTCAACTGCGGACGCGCCAACCACGCACATAGAAAGGGCCAATACAAGTACCATGATCATAGAAATAGCTCTTTTCATAATGATACTCCTTTTAAAATATAGACTTTGGATGCGTTGATTCGGAAAACTCACAAAAATAACACTAAACCAAGGGAGACACCTTCTTTCCTAAAAACATTATGGTATGCTAAGGGTTGACTTTTTAAGCGCTTCTACTTATATATGACCGGGCATAACAAGTTCTGACATAATTCCAAGAAAATTTTGGGTCAATCATAAACATTGTGGGATGAAGGATTCCTGATGTAAGGCTTTCGGCTGACATCGAAGAGCTTGAGGAAGAAGTAATCATCGTCTGGATAGCCATAACCCTTGCGCCGCAGGGTCTTGATTTTGTTGTTGATCCCTTCGATCCTGCCGGCAGAGATGTTGAAGGTGGCATGGGCGATAATGCCCTCAAAATGCTCGTCCAGAATACGGCGGAAAATGACTCCTTTAGAAGATTGTGGTGGAGAGGCGAAACGGTAGGAAGTCACTGCTCCGCCATTGTTCCAGCGGTTAGAACAACGTGGTAGTGCCAGAGTATGCACCTAACGGATTTATTGATCTTGAACAGTTGTACTACAAATCATGAAGAAAGAACAACAAATCTTCATTTTCTAAAAAAGATATATAGGTCGCATTGTGGATGTAGTACTTAATGGCCAACACATCTCATCTCATCAACATTTGTCAAGGATGATCCTAATATGTACTCAGTTACTTTTTGTGACTTGCTTTGGTGTCCTCCACTGTATACAACTGGCAAGAAAGGTTACACCCATGATAGTTAAGAAACCGTGTACCGTAGGATCGAATAATGAGATAGAGATAAGTATATAGAGCGAATCTGGATTACTGGGAGACATAAATTCGGAAATAGACATAATTAGGTGTGACATAGGTAAGCAATTGTATATTCTGGCCATCGATAGCGCAAAAATGAAAAATGTTATAGCAATCCAAGTAACTATGTATGGCAGTAAAGTCACCAATAGGCTTTTAATTTCAAGATGGGCAGAATACAGTTTCCCCCGCAATAACAATCCCGCCAAAACTCCTGCAACTATCGAAACAACAGCCTGTATGAGTAGCCAAACATACGGAGACAGATCAAATGGTAGCATCAATAGCCTAGTCGCAAATAGAACGGACCAACTGATACACCCAAAAATGATTGTCCTGATAATCGGAGCTACAAGTTTCATAGTACTATAATTCTCCTGAGTAACTTACGAGAATATTGAACTGGTTACAATAAGGTAGAGGATTCCATTCTTTTCGCACTTTATCGATGTTTGTACGCCTAGAGTATATCCGGTAATGTCATCAGCATAGTAATCAAAAGACATGGCGTTAGGATGCTTAGCTACACAACTATCGCCAGGGACATTTGCGGGGAACTCCCCGTAAAGTACTCCAGCACTTTCGGGATTGGCAGTGTCATACAAAGAGTTGATCCACTCGCCTTTAACCCGGTACAGCTCATTAACTGGGCCAAGATTATCTATCCAGTAGAGGGTTGCGTTTGCCTGTACTTTGCGGCCACCACCTGCGGAACCCTCTTCTTTCTTAGTGGAGGCTTTGACTTCATATAGTGTTCCACCTCCGGCAGCTCTAGTAAGTGTACCAAGTTTTTGAATTTGAAGATCTACATCTACCGGAGTCTGCGTGCCGTCGTCCTGCTCGTATACAGCGGATGCCTGAATAAAGGGAAGAACTTCTGAGGTATTTATGGATTCAGCTTCTAAAACATGACTGTCTGTCTTGGCGATAAGGGCGTCTATTTCAGCTTGGCGTGCGTCAGTCGGTTGATACGACGCTCCGACTTGAAACATGGTTGTAGATACCAGGACTGCCAAACAAACCAGCACACTAAAAATTCGCTTTTTCATGACTTGTTACCCGTCCTTTCAAATAAACACAACTTTCACTTGGTATGGTGACTTAAGAGACATTTGAGTCCTCTCTATACATAAGCATAGATGCCTAGACCCAATAAATATAAACGTATTGTGATTATCACTCCTCATAAGTAGGTTATAGTATTAAACCTTGGCATATCCCCTCCCCATAGACAAGATAAAATATCCTTAAAAGATACCTTCATTTATATATGACCCCAAATAGTTTGTTCTGACATAATTTCGCAAATTTTATTAGTTAATAGAAATGGAACTAATGGTGCTTCGACTAGAGTGAGTTTGGGCAATATAATTTTACCAAACAGGAGGATGGTAGTATGGCCCACAAAATACTGGAAGAAATCATCGGCAAAAATATTGCAAGGTACCGCGAAGCGGCCGGGCTGACACAGGCAACGCTGGCCGAAAAAATCGGGATCAGCACCGCCTTTGTCTCAAGAGTGGAGCGGGGTCAGAAGAAAATGAAGGTAGAAACGCTCTATGCCACAGCAAAGGTCCTCAATGTAAGTGTTGATGCCCTATTGAGCACGGAAAGCTCCGCGGCACAGTTGGCAAACATCAACCAGCTTCTGGCGGGCCAGTCCGATGAGTATTTGGAGGGAATCGAGAGAATGATCCGGGTCTGCATTGAGGAGTTTGAGCCGAAGGAAAAATTCCCATCGGGATCGTAATATGATATACTAAAGACGATGGGAAGTGATTGCTGCTATGATGCCTGATAAAAATGAGCTGGTCGAGCGTCTATACCGCTTGCACTTCAAAAAATTATTTATATACGCCAATGCTGTGCTCAGAGATCCAGAGCAGGCAAAGGACGTAGTTCAGGATACCTTCCATGAAGCACTACGCCGTATTGATGTGTTTGCAAAGCATGAAAACCCCGGCGGCTGGCTGATGAACACCCTAAAAAATAAGCTCAAAGAAAACGAACGAACTAGAAGGAGAGATCTCCTCCGTCTGCTCTCCCTGGATGCCGATTTCCCGGATGAGAGTAACCTCCCGGAGGAACTTGTGGCCGCGCAGCCTGAGCCGCAGGAGGAGTCGGTAATAGAGAAGGTCGAAAGGGTACTTACGCCGGAGGAATATCAACTTCTGAAACGACTGGTGTTTGACCGTGCCAGCCACCTGGAGGTGGCACAGGAGTTTGGCATATCTGTGTACGCCAGTCAGAAACGCCTGGAGCGAATCAGAGAAAAGCTATATACAGTATTTCCTGAGCGAAAAAAGAGAAGGAAAAAGAAGTGAAAAAGTTTGTCAGGATTCGCTTTAAACGGTCATATATATGTGAAGGAGGTTCACGACATGGCTAAGAACGATGAAAAATACGCCTATCTGAACCGGCTTAATACCGAGCAGCTAGAGGAATTGCTGCGCATGGATATGGAGATGGCAGAGCCAGGGAATGAGGACGTGGTTTTTCATATCCTGGAGGTGATTGAACAGAGAGAGGATGAGCACCCCACGGGCCGTATCCCCGATGTGGACAAGGCTTGGGCTGAGTTCCAGGAGTATTACAATATACCGGAGGGGGTTGACGCCTCTCTGTATCCCTGTGAAACCGAGCCTGACGCCAGCTCCGAGAATCCAGCCGAGTTTTCTCACCCTCGCAGGCCCCGCTTGCACCGGTGGCTCAAACAGGGCCTTGTTGCGGTGATTGCTGTGGCCGCCGTATTTGGCGGGATGGTCGCGGCCCAAGCGGCGGGGATCGATGTGTTTGGTACGATTGGACGCTGGACTGATGAGGTATTCCATTTCGTGCCGTCAGCAGATGAAAATAACCAGGCCACAGGTGCCTATGCGGGTGAAAACGCGCCTGAGTATTCCGATCTGCGGGAGGCACTTGCTTCTCTGGAGATCGATGAGAGTCTGGCCCCGACGTGGTTCCCGAATGGCTTTGAGGCCGGGAATCTTGAAGTAGTGTCTTCATCCGTGAGCGACATAGTTAACTTTGTCGCATCCAGTGAAAATGGCACCACTTTTAGCCTGGACATTATCAGATACACTTCTGCTGATTATTTATCTGGTACACAGTTTGAAAAAGACACCGAGAATATCGAACAATATTCTAACGATCAACAGACTTTTTATATATTATCCAATGTCGATACCATAACCGCGACTTGGTCAGATGGTCTGATCGTGGAACAGATAACAGGCAATATATCCGACGAGTACATGAAGAAAATCATTGATTCTATTGGAGGGGTATAACTTGAAGCGAATCTGCGCATCATTTTTGGCGATAGTAATGCTTTTTGCCACCTATGGCTATGCTTCCGCCGTAAATGTGACATCATCTCGTGCCAGTCTGACACTTTCAAGATACTTCGCAGAAGCGCTCACTGGGAGCGGAAGAGGTGAAATCATCATCTCTTATGATGTAAAATCAAGTAAAATTGCAACTTCTGTGGGTGTTGAGTCTATTGTCTTCTATACAGAAGACGGCGATTATGTAACCTCCGTTTCCGGCTCTACCAGAAATGGATTGGTCAAAACCAACAATGATAATAATGCCGGAGACTTCAAGTATGACCTTCCTTCTGGCAAGTATTACTATGCTGAAGTAACTGTTTTTGCCCGTGTCGGTTCTGACTATGACAGCCGTACAGTCACCACCTCGACCGTGTGGGTTCGTTAAACTTACATCCGTGGTCTAGGGCACCGGGATGGCAGCGCCATCCCGGTGCATCTATTTCCAGCGTTACAAAAGTCCCCTCAATTTGAGGGGACTTTTTCATCACAAAATCGAACGTGGATCGTGACAAAGGTGAGGGAATCCAGGGCTTCGACACCGCTCGTCCACGGACAAGCATTCCGCGTCGATGATTGTATATGAGCACCCACGCACAGATGCTCCTTTGTCCGGTATAATAGAGACAAATTCAAGCAGGGGGTGCTTTTTATGCGGGAAGAATTAGTCGCAAAACGCTATCTTTGTGCAAAGATTGCGGGGCCGCTGATCTTGGAGTATTATCTGCTGGTAAGTCCACTTGCGGAAGACCTGGAGATCTACGGTGTTAAAATTGTTGAGAGGCGGAGTGGAGTAGCCGCTATCGCTCCCGGTCTCACAACGAGCGGTCGGAAAATCCTTCACCTGATCGACCTGCTTTCCAAAGGGACTGTTACGCCAACAAGTCTGGCTGATATTGTGGAGGATTGGTTATAAGCTATGGAATCTATCTGTTTAGATGCCCTCGCTTTCACCTAGAAAGGACGGTATCAAATGCCAATCTTCTACTTTGTGCCCGACCGGGAGGCCGACACCTTCAAAATGCCTTTGACTGCGGAGCGCCTGCTGCGCAGCCTGGGGGCCACCGGGAAGCTGGCCGGCTTCCGCTGCACCGTCTACATGATTGAGCGCATCCAGGAGAATCCCGAACAGCTCCAGTTGATTACAAAGCGGCTCTATAGAGAAACCGGAAAGAAGTTCGGAGTTTCGGCGGCATCGGTTGAGCGCAATCTCAGAACTCTGATCCATTTCTGTTGGAGCCGGACAGATCACAGCTTTTTAGCGCACATTGCGGGAACGGACTTGAGAACCCCGCCTACAAACAGCGAATTTCTCGACATGCTTGCCAGCTATTTGCGAGAAATGGGTGGCTGAAAAGAGGGGAGGCATTGGCCTCCCCTCTTTCTATGTCGATGGAAGTTGACCCAATGCGGGCTATGCTGATTGCAGTCGGCCATTATCGACAGGAATGGACTGTATTTTGACAGAATTCGCTCCACTTTTTATCAAAAAACAAGCACAATGAGCAAAGAAAGCAGCTTGTTGGAAAATGATGATCTTCCTAAAATGCACATCAAAATGAGGGGACTTTCGACACCGACGCCAATCGGCACAGGCCCGCCGCCTTTCCGGCGGGCCTGTGCGGGCTGGCGACAGTTCGATAATTGAATAGGTCCACTGGGTACGTCCGATATGCGTCCGAGAGGAAAGCCGTGCGGGAATGAGCAGGCCATGACCCCACTTTGAGAAGGGAGGTATAGGGAGAGCAGCCATCCGCGCACAAACAGGCCGTGGCGGGCCTGGGGGCGATGATCCGCATATCGGGGAGATACGATTGTCCAGTCTCAGTCCGAGCGTTGAAGCGGTCCAAAGAGGCCGTGAGCCGTCGCAGGCAAAGAGGGCAACCTGCGAGACCCGCAGGGGGTGAAATTCCCGTGTAAGGCGTGCCAGCGCCGTCCAGTGTGTTCCTGAAACCCGTTCCAACTCATTATCACGATACCAAGAGCCGCACCTGCATGAGGGGGCGGTTTTTGTCATATTATGCGAAACTATGGAGGATTGCACTATGGAAAAGAAAATTCAGCTTCCCAAAGAAGCGCAGCCCTGGACGGAGGTAGAGGTACTTTTTATCGACGGTTGCAAAGTTACGGTGCGGTACAGCAGACAGAAAAACCCGTCTGCTGTCAAGGTGATTAAAGAAACTCTTTTAGTCAGCGGAACTACTCGAAAAATCTGATTTTTTGCATATTTTGCTTAAATATGAGATAATAATGGTGTAAATGGCACCTTGAAAACAAAATATTCCGGCCGCCATATATACACCATTCTCAGAAAGCGAGAGGTATATATGGCTGAAAAAATCATGCAAGGCATAAAGCAGATTTCTGAGTTGATCGGACAGGCTGTCAAAAAGCGTGTGGTGTGCCTTTACCGTGTATCCACGGTAGGCCAGGTGGAAAAGGACGACATTCCCATGCAGAAGCAGTATTGCCGGGAGTTTTGCCGTGGGCAATCCGGCTGGGAGATCGTGAAAGAATTTTCCGAAAAAGGAGTTTCCGGCTTCAAAGTCTCCGCCAAGGACAGAGACGCAATACAGGAAATTCAAAAAATGGCCTTGAAAGGCGAGTTTGATATTCTGCTGGTTTTCATGTTTGACCGCCTGGGCCGCCGGGACGATGAAACGCCTTTTGTCGTGGAGTGGTTTGTCAAGCAGGGCATTGAAGTCTGGAGCGCCATGGAAGGTCAGCAGCGTTTTGACACCCATGTGGATAAACTCCTGAACTATATCCGTTACTGGCAAGCCTCCGGGGAGAGCATCAAGACCTCCCTGCGGGTAAAAACCCGGCTGGAACAGTTGACCCAGGAGGGGTATTATACCGGCGGGCGCGTACCGTTTGGCTATCAGGCGGTGAAGCGGGGCCGAATCAACAAGAAAAATCACGAGGTCCGCGATCTTGCCATTGAGCCCGGAGAGGCGGAGGTCATGAAAATCATCTTCCAAAAATACGTCTATGAAGGGTACGGGGCGCTGAGACTGCACCGCTATTTAATGGATCAGGGCCTCCGCACGAAAGACGGCAAGACAATCACAATGGGTATCATCAACCGGGTCATTAAAAACCCTATCTGTATTGGAATCATCCAAAAGGGAGAAAGCCAGTCGAGCGTACTGCCCGAACTCAAAATCATTGACGAGGAAGTGTTCGCCAGGGCTCAGGAGATTGTGCGTGAGCGGGTAGTCCCTCAAAGCGAGGTCCCTCTTACGACCAGAGGGCAGTCCCTTCTGGTGGGGAATGTCTACTGTGGGCATTGTGGCGCACGGCTCTCACTGGCTACCGCCGGACGGAACTATAAGAAGAAGGACGGAACGGTAGTGAAAAAAACCTATTCCTGCTACAAGTGTTATAACAAAGCTATGGCCGCGGAGAAATGCGACGGGCAGACCACCTACGGCGTCTCCAAACTGGATAATCTGGTGGATCAAATCATCCACATCCAGCTTCAACGGATTCAAAAAGCCCCGCCCCAGGCGCTGATTGAAAAACAGCGGGACCGGGAGGCGGAGCAGGTGAAGGCCAAGGCAAAACTTTTGAGGGAGCAATACCAGCAGAAACAGCGGGACTACCAGGACTTGAAAGAAGAAACGCTGAAGGTGGTCCGGGGGACCAGCCGCTTGAATGTAGACCTTCTAAACAATCTGATCGAGGAGACTACCGTACAAATGGCAGAATTGGAAGGTCAAATACGGACAGCGGAAGCCGAACTGCGCGAGGTCCTTTCCGGCGCTGAACAGGTGCGGCAGGAGTACGCCCAGTTAATGGATTGGGCGGGGTTGTATGATAATTGCTCCTTCGAGGCAAAGAAAATGATTGCGGCGCAGTTTGTGAAAGCGGTCCGGGTCAAGCGCGGCTATGAGGTGGACATTGAATTTAATGTTTCCTTTGAGGAATTTCAGACCCTTTATCTGGAGCCGGAGAGTGAGGAAGATCGGCGCTCCCGGTCTGCTACTTATCTCTCCCTTGTGGAGAAATCCGGGCAGGCTGGTTGAAAATACGCCCCATCTTCAAGACAATCGACATTTTCTCTTTTATCCAGTTTCTTTCCCGGCAAACAAACTACATAATAAAATTCTTTTTGCTAAAAGTGCTTTATTTGGTGTGCGTCACAAATTAGAGAAAGTTGACTTGAATTATCAGAACCATATACTAATTGTCGGTCAGGACATAGAGGAAGTAGTCGCTTTGATGTGCTATCTCCAGATTTCTATGCTTGGAGTAGCCGGATACATTAAGGTAGGTAACACCCTTACAAATCCAATAAGCTCTGCTGACACTATGGAAAATTATTGGTTCACTCCGATGTATTTTTCTGATGTGTGGCATACCAGAAGAATCATTCACAAGTTTACAGAGCTATTTGAGAAAGGAGACACCAATGAAAAACAACCTTAACTGCAACGGATGCAGATATACTGTGGAGAAGAACCGCATCGCCTGCGATTGTTGTGTAGATCGTAGCAACTATTCTCCGCGGCAGAGAATCCGCTATGGGGGAAGATTTGGATGCTGATATTTACACTGCGATTCAGAAGGCCATGACGAATCTCTCCGTTACCGGAACTTTCATGCCGGCGATCGAAAATGTTATGTTCAAAGACCCGGCTACCATTGTGTTCTGGGCTGACGGAACAAAAACCGTTGTCAAAGCCCTCTATGAAAAGTTCGATCCGGAGAAAGGGCTTGCAATGGCTATTGCAAAGAAGGCTCTTGGCAATAGAGGCAACTACTTCAACCGTATCAAGGTATGGACGGAAGGGTGTTCGGAGAATAAGGATAAGTGATGCCTCATGGCTATTCAGCTCTATGACCATCAGCGAAAAGCCTTGGGCAGCATGAAAACAGGCTGTATCCTCTGTGGCGGGGTCGGTTCCGGGAAGTCCAGGACCGGCCTCGCTTATTATTATCTCCAAGAGGGGGGGAACCTGGATACGGACAATTATGTTCCGATGAAAAATCCTCGGGATCTCTACATCATCACCACGGCTCGAAAGCGTGATACCTGTGAATGGCAAGGTGAATTGGCTCCGTTTTTGCTCTCTCCTAATCCGGAAGCAAATTACTACAAAAACAAAGTTGTAATAGACTCCTGGAACAACATCGCTAAGTATAAGGAAGTCACTGGAGCTTTCTTTATCTTTGACGAGCAGCGGGTTGTCGGTTATGGGGCTTGGACAAAGGCGTTCCTTAAAATCGCCAAGACCAATGACTGGATCTTACTTTCGGCAACTCCCGGAGATACCTGGCAGGATTATATCCCGGTTTTCATTGCCAATGGCTTCTATCGCAATAAGACCGACTTCGTTGACCAGCATATCATCTATGACTGGCGAGCAAAATACCCTAAAATCGACCGCTACCTAAATACCGGTCGACTGATTCGATTGAGAAATCGCATCTTGGTCAACATGGACTTCAAGCGCCATACCATCTCCCATCACGAAGACATCTATGTCCAGTACGATATTCAAAAGTACAAGCAGGCTACCCGCACCAGATGGGACCCATTCAAGGACGAGCCCATTACAACGGCTGGTGGGTTATGCTATGTTTGGAGAAAAATTGTGAATAGCGATGACTCCAGACAAATCGCACTTTTGGAAATCTTTGAGGACCATCCCAAGATGATTGTCTTCTACAACTTCGACTATGAGCTTGATATTTTGAAAAATCTCTACTACGGCGAAAATGTCGAAGTGGCAGAATGGAACGGCCACAAACACCAGCCAATCCCTACTTGCGAAAGCTGGGTGTATTTAGTCCAATATAATGCCGGCGCTGAAGGGTGGAACTGCATCAGCACTGATACCATCGTCTTCTATTCCCAGAACTATTCCTACAAAATCATGCAGCAGTCGGCTGGACGGATTGATCGAATGAACACTCCGTTTACCGACTTATATTTTTACCATCTGAAAAGTAGAGCCGGCATCGACCTTGGAATTAGTAAGTCTCTCTCGGAGAAGAAAGACTTCAATGAAGGGCGATACGCGCATGGCATCGTTTTCAAGAATCAACCCATATCATTTGCAGAACTCCCTTATGTGAAACAAGTGGGGCAGCGGGTTGCTGAGACCGGCGGAGATCCATCTTGGGTCACAAAAATCGTGGACAAAGATGATCCTTACGCAGTGTTCCTGGAGAAAGGTAAGTCAAATAATCCTCGTTATGGAACAATGTATCCAAGCGTTTGCCCCATGTTCCAAGGGTATTGGCTTCTCGGAGGGACTGGAAGTGTCCAATGTTCCAGATGCAAGAACTTGATTCCCGGCATCCAATGGGATTTTGTCTGTAAGGACCATCCAGAAAAATGTATTTACAAGCAAAATTGAAAGGAGAAGCATCATGGATCTGAAGCAATTTTTAATCGACCACAATATCAATGTTGAGGAGATTGGCCCTATCGGAGAGGTGAGCGATGGATTCCACACCTTCAACTCGCTCTATCAGCAACGGCTGATTCTCTTTGCCACTCTGGTAAATACTTTCCCGACTGTGGCGTGGAAGTCCCGTAAGCACTTTGACGGTGAGATTCCTTTCGGTGGCGGCTGGTTCATCGTTGGTGTCGAGACTCCCAAAGGCCAGTACACCTATCACTATGAGGAGAAAGACTGGGATCTATTCCATTGCAAAGAGCTGCCTACTGCTCCTCAGTGGGATGGACATACTGACGCGGATGTGGAACGGCTGCTGTCTTTACCTATTGAAGGAGTGGTAAATTCTTGGGCTGAAAAGGAAGTTGACCTTGCCTGCAAGAAGGAGCGGGAGGCCGCTGAGGGTACGGATGACTGGAAATACGGCGTACTCTGCTATGAAAGCGCGCTCAAGGCATATCACAGTCTTTGCCAAGATGGTCACAGCGGGTTCAGCATTCAGCTCACGAAAGGCATTCTGAACCGTCTGATTGACGGTAAATGCCTGACGCCCATCGAGGATACTCCTGATATTTGGGAGCCGGTAAAATTCGGGGAAGATGATCCCAAAACCCATTATCAATGCAAACGCATGTCTTCCCTCTTTAAGGATGTGGCGGAAGATGGCACGGTCGCTTACAGTGATGTAAGCCGTGTTCAGGCAATCAACGTCGACAACCCCGATGTGGCGTTCCAGAATGGCTTCGTCACTCGACTGGTGGATAAGATCTTTCCCATCACCATGCCCTATTTTCCGGCCAGTAAGAAGTTCCGGGTGTACCGGGAGGAATTCCTGACCGATGCCAAGAATGGCGACTATGATACCGTGGCTTTCCTTTACATTATTACCCCGGACGGAAAGAAAATTGATCTGAACCGGTACTTCAAAGAAGGGCCGGACGGCATGGTCGCTATTGACAAGGCCGAATATGACGAGCGGAAGGCCAGGAGGATTGATAAAAAATGAAGAATTCTGACACGCTGCTCGTCGGCTTTGACAACAAGCATGGCGACATTGCGGTGTTAATTGTTGGGCGGAAAGAACCCGGTGAGAAGGTCCAAATCATCAATCAGTTCCAAGGGAAAGAGGCCGAGGAACTGTACCGGAAATTGAGTACAAAGGAGAAATAGGTATGCCTGGCGGATTAGATTTCAATATCCGATATGAAACCCGGCTCTGTAAGGTGAAGGGCGAGCTTGGGCTTTTCCATTGTTGGGAGCATTGGACCAATGTCATCGGTGCCAGTGCTCTTCGTGGCGGTCACACCGGAGGCCAAGTTGGACAGGTTTATGGCATCGTTGAGTTCAAAGACGGTGTTCGGAGGGTTGAACCAACAAGCGTTCATTTCTGTGACGAGACAAATGCTATTCTCACGAAAATGGAGGAAGAACGCCATGCTGAAAATTGAAAACACTGAAGTCCTGGGCTGGGAACACGCCATTCGTGGGATGCGCAACCCGATGAACTCTTGGGCAAAAAGCGATAGCGAGGTATCTGTATGTGAGTGCGAACGCTGGCCGCACGATGTCAAAAAGTCATTCGCCTGCCTCGGCTCCAATGACCTCGATTTAATGAAACGCCTCCGCAACGCCGGCACCGACCACCGGAAGTTCATGCGGATGATAACGGTCTATGTAGACCTGATAGGCCCTCTGTACTGGTGGAAGGAGTTCGACACTTACAAAGTGGGTACGGTGGCCAATTCCTGCTCTACTATGCATAAAATCGCGGCGAAAGAGTTCTCGCAGGAAGATTTCAGCCGTGAACATTTATTCGGACCGGATGACATGCTCAAATGGGACGAACGAAAAGATATTGCGAGAGACAACGCTTTAGCGGCTGTGAATGTGGATGGAAACTGGTGTTACTTTACGCCGCAAGGATATATTCAGATGACTTGCAATATCCTTAATCATTATCGCGAAAAATACCTCGAAACTCAAGACAAGCGATACTGGTGGCAGATGATCCAGCTCCTCCCCTCCTCCTATAACCAGCGGCGGACGGTCATGCTCAACTATGAAGTGCTGGCCAACATCTACAAGAGCCGGCGCAACCATAAGCTCGACGAGTGGCATACCTTCTGTGACTGGATTGAAGAGCTTCCGTACAGTGAGCTGATTACGGGTCCCAGCTTGAAAGATACCCCCAAGAGTTTTTCGATAAAAATTCCCAAAGAGAAGGTTGCCCCTGAGGTATTGAATCTGATCGAACGGGTGGAACGGGAAGAGCAGCAACGAGTCAAGTTTGGACACCATATGTCAGACGGTTCTCTTGACCCGCGCTTTGTTATAGAAACGGAGGATGACTGTGATGGAAAACAGTAAATTTATTACTTCTTGGCAGGAAATTCACACTATCGTGGATGATGCTATGGCAAAGGGCGATCGGTCAGTTACCATTTATATTTCGCCGGATGGTGGAATGTCCGTCTCAGTTTTCCCTTGGCCAGACGAGGAAACACTTCGGGCAGCTTACGAGCAGGGCGAAATCTCATACAATGACTATCGCTTGAAACTCGGCTTATCGCTTGTTCGCGATCAGGGAGGAAGACTCTGATGGACTGTAAAAACTGCGTTTCGGCTCTGGTTTGCAAGGATGCCCAAGACCCTTCCTATCGGGAAAAAATTCGGGAGGGAGAGATCAGTTGTTGTGACTTTTGCCCCAGGCCGGACGACTCACTGAAAAAGGCCATTGCCGCCGTGGCTAAGCTGGACTCCACGTCAGGTGTTCCTCAGAGCGTCTATGTTGCGGAGGAATGCTCCGAGCTTGTCAAGGAATTGATGAAAAAGGAGCGGAGGAAAGGCAACAACTTCGCCATCATTGATGAAGCCTGTGATGTTCTGACCACTGTCTTTATCATGCTGTATCAGTATGGCGTAACCGAGTGGACAATCCAGCAAAACATTCTTGCCAAATGTAAGCGTGCGCTGGAGCGATACGAAAAATTTGGTGAGTTATAAGCCATTTGACACCCTTCGGCCAGGCATGGTATGATGAACTCGGATAAGTCGCATCGACCATGCGCAAAAGGCACAGCTCCTATTATGGAAGGAGGTTGTTAAGCTATGGCTGAACGCAACGAGTCTCACCTTCTGAATGGTGGTGACGATTCCATGGGCATGACAGACAACCAGTACAAGGGTATGCTTCTGGACCAGTTGGAAGACTGGCAGGAGATCCTTGATCTGGCGGTCGAGGCCGGGAACACCGAAATTCAGAAAAAGGTGGAAAAGCAAATTGCGAAAATCAATGAAAAGCTGAAATTCTAAGCCTCAACCAAAGGGGAGGGCCTGCGGAAACGCGGGCTCTTCTCTTTTTCTATTTTTAAGGAGGAACGACCATGAGTATGGAAAAGGTACTTCGCCATAAGGCGATTTGCGACGAGCTGAACAAGCTCTATGAAAAGAAAAATCATGATTACGGCGACAGCTTCCATCAGACCTTTGTGGAAGAGGGTCTGGCTATGACCCGTATCCGGCTGGGCGACAAGTTTTCCCGGTTCAAGACTCTCTCCCGCATCACCTGTACGGACAGTGACCAGCAGCAGGTTACGGACGAGTCTATTCGGGACACGCTGATGGATCTGGCGAACTATGCCATCATGACCATTTTGGAAATGGATGGCGAGGAGGCCTCCATGCTTTATGCTTATGGGAGGCCGGTTGAATTTGTGAAGGAGGGAACGTCATTATGTGGAAACGAGAACTCTTGAGAAATAAGCTCTATGCTCTGCTGCTCGTCGGGCTCTCTTTACCCGTTTTATTCATAGATGGGGATGCGACCGTTCTGGTTATTATGCTGTTCTTCGCTGTCCCCATGTTCTTTGCGAAAACCAACTGGATCATGGGAGGCAGCTATGCAAGTCAAGAAAGCAGGAGGAAAAGTGTACGGCGCCATACTCACCGCTGCGGAGAAAAAGGCGATGGATTTAGAGATCCAGCGGGAACTGGCCGAGTACGACAGAAAACATATTGCAGAAATCGACGCCACCATTCTGTGGGTGCTGCATGAACAATTCGGGTTTGGGGCTCAGCGGCTCCGAACCTATTACGACGCCTTCCATGACCGCATCAAGGAGCTGGTCAGCCGGTATGAGATGGAGGACCAGGATGATATTTGGCTCTGTACTCAAATGCTAAAACGGATTGGCGTCGACATCGAGGGGTGGCATAAGGAAAGCGAGGCGAATAATGTTGGCGCCAAATGACCGAAAAAATGCGGAGGGCTATTCTGACCCTACCGCTTATCAAGCATTGAAAAACATCGAGGCTGAAGAGGAGCGATTCCGCAAACTGCTCTATGCCATCTTTGATATTTGCGAGCTGGCAGACTTCGCCATAGAAGGCCGTATTGTTCTGATTGACAAGCGCTCCGGAAAGGTTTGGAGGTGAACCGCTATGGATATGGAGCAAACCTTAGAGGCCATTCGCACATTTCAAGAAGCATGGGCGGCATTCACACAATCCATCCTGGATACAGCTAAGGCGCTCTCTGAAATGCTCGACGCTATCTTCTCAGACCCAAAGCTCTATCCCGAACGCAATGGAACACCGCCGAAAAAATACAGGATGTCGCTTCGTAAGCGTCCATACAAGACTCTCTCCCACTACCACTACATCCCGGTAACTCCACGAAATCGGCCTTACCAGCGGCGTGCCTATTGAATGAAAAATAGAGATTTTGGCTCAGTTCTCTCTAATCTAAGTTAGAATTTGGGCCAATTTCTCTGCCCACTTCTTAGTCGGAAAGTGGGTGTATGCCCGGTTTTTATGACCAGATTGGGAAAGTTGGGGCGTCTGGAAAGACTTGTACGGACGGTTTTGCCCAGAAAAAGTGGGTTTTTGCCCGGTTTTATTTCAAAAGTGGGCAGCCGGAAACCATTGGGGCGCAAGGCTTTGCGGGTTTTCTGCCCACTTTCCCACTTTTTTCTCTTATTTAATGCGAAGAAAAAACATTAAAATTATATATAATTGGCGAAAAAAAGTGGGTTTTTGGGCAGAGAGTAAAAAAACGGCTTAAAAATGACGCTTGTGTAATTCGCACTTCCCTTTCAGGACGGGGTGTGATATACTGGCTATGCTACACAAACAGATATTTGATCATCCTTTAGGGGAACACTGGCAAATAGTGTTTCTCTCTTTACTTGCGCGCCCTATTGGGTGGTCAATGAGTTTGTGTAGCAACAATGAGGGATACACTTTTGCAAGGGTGCGTCTCTTCATTGGGGCGCACTCTTTTTACATTTTCAGGATGATTGGAGGAAAGCACAGTGGCTGAACGAAAAGTAGGCGGAGGAGATATCGCAGGGATCGTTGCCGCTGTGGCCGGAATTGTCTCTGCCGTTACTCCTATTGTAAACGACGCTATGGAAAAACGGAAAGACAAAGTCGGTGGAAATGAACTGGTTATCATTCCGGCTCTTTATGACAAGAGCTTTCCTCTTAGGATGGAGCAGGCTATGGAACTGTTGAGCAGTTATGGTCTGAAAGCCATGCCAAGTATGCTTACGCTCCGAGAGGCCCGAGTAAAGTATAAGGACTGCTTTGATGGGCAGGTTATCGACTCCAAGCCCAAAAGCAATCAAAAAGTTCGTCCTGGAACGACTGTGCTGATCCGGTGTATTTCTCAAGAAGTCATCGATGAAAGTCAGAGGTTATTTGATGAAGCTGAAAAATTAAAAGCGGCTGTCAAGCAGGAGCGAGCTGCCAAGCGCTCGGAGCAGATTGAGCGTGCCAAAGGTATGGTTACTGATGCCGCTGGCCTGGCAAGGTCTGGCGTCGAAAAAATTGTTCACCGCAAAAATGAAAAGAAGAAAAACGGAAAGGAGCCATCGCATGAGTAGAGGTAGTGGGAAGAAGCGTAGCACCGCTGGTTTAATTTTGGATGTAATCCTGACCCTTTGTACTGGTGGCCTGTGGCTTATTTGGATACTGATTCGGTATCTGAGGAATAACAGCTGATGATTTACAACTCGATATTTTTGGCTTAGCCGAGATGCTTACGGGTGTCTCGGCTTTTTTCATGCTCTTTTGTCTTCCGCCAAAAAAACAGACTCTTTTATGGAGAGGAGAGAGATGTGTCCGTGAAAAAACACCACTACCCGTGGCTGAAACTGAAATTGTGTCGCAACAATTTTACACATCCCTCGCCCTTTCCTTTATTTTTTGTAGAAAAGAGGCCTGTTTCATGCCGAGAAGTTCCAAGTTAGAGAGTGGTTTTCAGGATCGACTCATTGAGACCTTGAAAACGCTATTCCCTGGATGCATGGTTTTCAAGATGGACCAGATTCAAGGGCTCCCCGACCTGCTCATTCTTTACGGAAAGAGATGGGCCTCATTGGAATGTAAGCGAAGTGCGAAAGCCAAGAGACGGCCAAACCAGGAATACTATGTCGGAAAGATGAACGAGATGTCATTTTCTCGGTTTATCTCTCCGGAGAACAAGGAGGAGGTTTTGGATGAACTTCAACAAACATTCAAACCTTGAAGGTCAACACGCCTTTCTTGGCGCAAGCAAGTATCACTGGATCAATTACAGTGAAGAGAAGATTGCTGATGCTTATGCCAATTATCTGGCGACGCAGAAGGGAACACTTCTTCACGCCTTTGCTGCCCAGTGTATTCTTTTGGGGCAAAAGCTGCCCAAATCTCAAAAGACTTTGAATATGTATGTGAATGATGCCATCGGTTTTAAGATGGTCCCTGAGCAGATTCTCTACTATTCTCCGAATTGTTTCGGAACGGCGGATGCCATTTGCTTTCGGAAAAATGTCCTTCGCATTCATGACCTAAAAACAGGAGAAGTTCCGGCTCACATGGAACAACTGATGGTCTATGCCGCGTTGTTCTGCTTGGAATATCGTTATAAGCCAAGCGAGATCGAGATGGAACTTCGCATCTACCAGCATGACCAAGTTCTTTATCACAATCCGACCGTGGCCGACATTCTTCCTATCATGGATAAGATTGTGACCGCCGATAAGATCATTGAAAAAATGAGAGAAGAGGAGGAGTAACCATGAACCCCATTCAGGAAGACATCCTGATGCACTATGGTGTGAAGCGACGCTCAGGGCGTTATCCGTGGGGTTCCGGTGAGAATCCCTATCAACATGGCGGAGATTTTCTCAGTCGAGTAGAGGAACTTCAGCGGCTTGGAAAAAGCGAAAAAGAAATTGCAGAGGAGATTGGTCTTTCCACTACTGATCTCCGTATGCAGATTCGTGTAGCCAAGCATGAGCGGCGTGCCCTTCAGGCCGATCGTGCTAAGTCCTTGCGTGAAGATGGCAAAACTCTGGACGAGATAGCCGAAATCATGGGGTTTAAGAATGACTCTTCTGTTCGGGCTCTTCTGAATGAGAACACTGCTCAAAACAAGAACAAGGCACAAGAAACTGCCGAAATTCTGAAAAAAGAACTCGATGCAAAAGGTGCTTTGGATGTGGGTGCCGGCGTTGAGTATCAGCTTGGTGTTTCCTCTGGAGTGCTGCAAGAGGCGTTGTTCATTTTGGAGACTGAGGGTTACAATCGCTATGGTGTCGGCGTTCCACAGGTCAATGACCCGAAAAAACGCACTATTACCCCGGTTATCTCGAAACCCGATATCGACCAGAAGGATGTTTACCAGAACTTAGACCTTGTTAAGTCTGTTGGGGAATACCACTCCACTGACGGGGGGACATCCTGGGATAAACGGGAGTATCCGGCCAGCATTGATTCGAGCCGAGTGAAAATTCGTTATGGTGATGAAGGCGGTACTGCTAAAGATGGCGTCATTGAGATTCGTCGTGGTGTAGCCGACCTGGACCTGGGAAATTCCCACTATGCTCAGGTTAGAATTCTGGTGGATGGAACACATTACCTGAAGGGTATGGCCATGTATTCAGATGATATGCCTGACGGCGCCGACATTGTCTTTAATACGAATAAGCATTCTGGCACTCCGAAAATGGATGTTATGAAGAAGATTAACTCTGACCCAGATAATCCATTCGGCGCATTCATCAAAGCGGGTGGCCAGAGCTATTATCCTGACCCGGATGGCAAATACACAGATCCTATTACGGGTGAAAAGAAATCTCTGTCCGCTATCAATAAGCTGAAGGAAGAGGGCGATTGGGATAAAATGAGCAAGAACTTATCATCCCAATTCCTGTCCAAGCAGCCTCGCCAGCTTATAAAGAAGCAGCTGGACTTGACTTATGCTGATGCAGAAGACGAGTTCTCGGAGATTTCCAAGCTAACCAATCCGACCGTAAAGCGTAAACTGCTATTGGATTTTGCTGACGAATGCGATTCGGCGGCGGTTCATATGAAAGCGGCAGCGCTTCCCAGGCAGAGTACCCAGGTTATTCTTCCTCTGACTAAGATGAAGGAGACTGAGATCTATGCCCCCAACTACCGGGATGGCGAGCAGGTTGCTTTGGTCCGCTACCCCCATGGTGGAACTTTTGAGATTCCGGTTCTGACAGTCAACAATAAGAACAAATCCGCTATCTCGATTTTGGGCAAGAACATTCAAGATGCAGTGGGCATCAACCCCAAAGTAGCTGAGCGATTGTCTGGAGCCGACTTCGATGGTGACCAGGTTGTGGTCATTCCCACCGGGGGGAGGGTAAAAATTCAATCCACCCCCAGGCTTAAAGACCTTGAAGGGTTCGACCCAAAAACCGAATACTCCACTGAGGGCAAAACAGGTGTCCGTCTTCTGTCTAAAGGCGCTGCAACACAGCGTCAGATGGGGGAAATTTCAAACCTCATTACAGACATGACCCTAAAAGGTGCCCCTGAGGGGGAGATTGCACGGGCTGTTAAGCACAGCATGGTGGTCATCGATGCCGCTAAGCATAAGTTGGACTATCGGCAGTCGGAAAAAGACAACGGTATCGCTGAGTTGAAGAAGAGCTACCAGGGGTATACCGATGAAGAGGGGCGGGAGCGTGGAGGCGCTTCCACTTTGCTTTCCAGGCGAAAACAAACAGTTGATGTGCCTGAGAGAAAAGGCTCCCCTCGTATCGATAAAGAGACGGGTCAGTTGATCTATAAAGAGTCTGGGCGAACCTATGTTGACCCTAAAACCGGGAAAACTGTTCGGGCCACCACTAAGGTCAGCCGTATAGAGGCCGTGGATGATGTCCATAAGCTATCCTCTGGTACTATCCCTGAAGAGCTATATGCAGACCATGCCAATAGAATGAAGGCCCTGGCTAATCGGGCAAGAAAAGAGTATGCTTCGACGCCTACTTTGAAGCGTTCTGCCAGTGCGGCCAAAGCATACCAGCCTGAAGTGGACCGACTTATGTCAGCTCTTCGAGTGGCCCAGAAGAATGCTCCTCTGGAGAGAGAGGCTCAGCGTATTGCCAATGCCAGGGTCAAAGCCAAGGTTGAGGAAAACAACATCACTGAAAAGGACGAAATCTCTAAGATTCGTCGTGCTGCTATCAACGATGCTCATATCCAAACCGGAGCAAGCGGTAAGCAGACGCGCATTACCATTACAGATGGAGAATGGAATGCCATTCAAGCTGGTGCAATCTCCGATACAACTTTGACAGAGATTCTTCGCTACTCTGATCCAAAGACTGTCCGTGAACGCGCTACCCCAAGAGCAACGACTCAGTTGTCGCAAGCACGCATCAATCGTATCAAGGCAATGGCGAACTCTGGTAGCACGAATGCCGAGATTGCTGAAGCTTTGGGAATTTCGACTTCTGTGGTTTCAAAGTATTTGAATAGTTGAAAGGAAGTGAGCTAAGATGTCGCAATGTGCGTTGACCACTGTCGATAATCCCTATGACCCCTTTACCGAATATGAGGCGTGGTATCGATTCGACGAAGACATGGGCTACCACTCCTGCTCTTATCTGGCTCGTATAGCCCGCCCTTCCGATCAGCTTTCTGATGCTGAGAATGAGCAGGAATTGGAACGAGCCATCGACGACATCATTAAGTACGACCCCCTTGGTATCTATAAAAAGGTCAAAAGTTCATCGGACTCAGACCTTGGGGAGACCGCTTAGCGATGAAGCATTGCTTTCCATTTAGGATTGCGTGTTTCATTGCTATTTTTGTTTATGTGAATTAAGTTCCTTAACATTATCTGGTATGAGTTTTCATGTAAGGCGCTGTGCTGCACAAAAGGTATAGGGGGGGGTCGCCAAAACTACACCCCCTCCTGTATCGCGGCGGTCCTCGGAAATTCCCCGGCGGATATTTTTGAAAAAACAGTTTGGGTCTGGGCAGCGTTTGAACGAGCTCGCAAGGTTGATATTTGGCCATAGGTGCTTTTCATTACCTCCAAAACTTCCGATGGTTTTCTCCTTTCAGCCTTTTCGGCGATATCAGCTTATGTGAGCTCCTTCAAACGCTGCCCAAACTCTATCTATCCCAAGCAAAACTTCACGGCATGTATCATCAAACCCGGCAAGAGGAGGTGGCAAGGATGAAGAAGGCCGTGCAATCTTCTGGCCCTTCCCGGAAGACCCGGGCGGCGCTGACGCCGGAGGCCAGAGAAAATCAGCTGATCGCCCGAGCCATCGACCTTGCGGAGAAACAGCTGATGGAAGGCACCGCCTCCTCCCAGGTCATCACTCATTTTCTGAAGTTGGGGTCCACCAAAGCCCAAATCGAGAAACGGCTGTTGGAAAAGCAGTGTGACCTCGCCGCGGCCAAGGCGGATTCCCTGAAATCTCAAGAGCATATCGAAGAACTCTATCAGAAGGCGGTCAGCGCCATGAAGAGTTACAGCGGTCAGGAGGAGGAAGAACCGAATGGAGAGTATTAGGCGCTATTCGGAGCTGGTTCTGCTCCCGACCTTCATTGAACGATATCGGTATCTCCGTCTTGGAGGGGGCGTCGGTCAGGAGACCTTTGGGTTTGACCGGTATCTCAACCAGGTGTTTTACCGTTCTCCGGAGTGGAGGCATATACGGGACATTGTGATTGCCAGAGACATGGGATGCGACCTGGGCATTGAGGGCCATGAGATTTTTGGCATGGCGCTGATTCATCATATGAACCCAGTGCGGCCGGAGGATATTCGCAGACGCGCTGATTGGATCTTGGACCCAGAGTATCTGATTACCACGATCCATGAAACCCATCAGGCGATCCACTATGGGGATGAAAACCTGTTGATGACTACTCCAACTGTGAGAGCCCCCAATGACACCTGCCCCTGGAAACACAATTAAAGGAGGAATTTGCCATGGAAGCAAAACCGGCTACCGGCGTGGTAGTAAATTGTCTTTCGCTGAAGGTGCTGGAAGCTCCTGTACCCGATGCAGACGCCCTGGCAGTCCTCTCCGCTTTGGATGAAGTGGCCGTTGATTTGGCACAGTCCAATGATACCTTTTATAAGGTGCGCACTCCGGATGGCATCGATGGCTTTTGCATAAGAAAGTTCATCGTTTTGCGATAGCAGGAGGTGCCTATGGAGATGACTGACAGCATCCTTACCTCAATCAAGAAATTGCTGGGCATCGACGAGAACTATAAGCACTTTGACCCGGATCTTGTCATGCACATCAATTCCGTGCTCTCAATCCTGATGCAGATTGGGGTCGGGCCGGCCGAAGGTTTTTCTATTTCCGGAGATAAAGAAACCTGGGCCGATTTCATCAAAGATGACTCAAAGAAATTTTCACTGGTAAAATCCTATGTCCACTTAAAAGTAAAACTGCTGTTCGACCCGCCGCTCAGCTCCGCTGCCATTGACGCTATCAACCGGCAGATCAGTGAGTTTGAGTGGCGACTTTTCGTTGCAGCAGATCCGATGGACACAAGCGGAGAGGAGGAAGTTCAAAATGGAGAATAATGAACTCCGACATTATGGCATCAAAGGTATGAAGTGGGGAGTTCGTCGGTTCCAGAATGAGGACGGCTCCTACACCGCGGCCGGGAAACGCCGGGCAAAGCAGCAGAAGGCCGAGTCCATGAGCGACGAGGAGCTTGCTGCCCGGGTAAAGCGGCTCAACATGGAGAAGACTTACAAAAAGCTGTCCAAGGAGTCGGAGCCAAAGTCCACCCTGGAGAAATCCAAAGATGTGGTGGATTCGGCGTCTTCCCTGGCTAACAGGCTGAAGGAGGCAGACCGGAAGGCCGCCTCTTCCAAGCCCAAGCCTCGGATGGACCTGAGCAATATGAGCGACAAGGAGATGCGGGACCGTATCAACCGGGAACTGCTGGAACGGCAGTATAACGATTTGTTCGCTCAACCTGACTCCGTGTCTAAGGGGCGGCAGTATGTCTCCCAGATTATCGATTCGGTGGGGACAGGCCTTGCAATCGGCGGCTCTGCGCTGAGCATCGCGCTGGCAGTCCAGAAGCTGAAAAAGGGGTGAGCCGATGGCTCTGTCGAACACCGCGGTTCCCCGCTATTACGGTAAATTCCGGGATGCGGTGATACGGGGAGAGATTCCGGTCTGCAAAGAAGTCTCCATGGAGATGAACCGGATTGACGACCTGATTGCCAACCCCGGCATCTACTATGACGACAAGGCGGTGGAGGGCTGGATCAAATACTGCGAGGCCGAGATGACCTTAACAGACGGCTCCGACCTTCACCTTCTGGACAGCTTTAAGCTGTGGGGCGAGCAGGTGTTTGGCTGGTATTACTTCGTGGAGCGGACGGTCTATGAACCGAACGCAGATGGGCACGGCGGCCACTATGTCAAGAAGATGATCAAGAAACGGCTAATCAACAAGCAGTATCTGATCGTTGGAAGAGGCGCCGCCAAATCAGTGTACGACTCCTGCATTCAATCTTTCTTTGAGAATGTGGATACTACAACCACCCATCAAATCACTACCGCCCCAACCATGAAGCTGGCCGAGGAGGTCATGTCCCCTATCCGCACCGCAATTACCCGGGCGAGAGGGCCTCTGTTCCAGTTCCTGACGGAAGGCTCTCTCCAGAACACCACTGGTTCCAGAGCCAACCGGGTAAAGCTGGCTTCCACCAAGAAAGGTATTGAAAACTTTCTGACCGGTTCTCTCATTGAGATCCGTCCCATGTCCATCAACAAGCTCCAGGGTCTGCGCTGTAAGATTGCCACGGTAGACGAGTGGCTTTCCGGCGACATCCGGGAGGATGTGATTGGCGCAATCGAGCAGGGAGCTTCCAAGGTGGACGATTACCTTATTATAGCCACCAGTTCAGAGGGCACAGTCCGAAACGGAGCCGGCGATACTATCAAAATGGAGTTGATGAACATTCTCAAAGGGGATTACTTCAATCCCCATGTCTCCATCTGGTGGTATAAGCTGGATTCTGTGGATGAAGTGGCCTATCCGGAGATGTGGCTGAAGGCCAACCCCAACATCGGGAAGACTGTCAGCTATGAGACCTATCAGCTGGATGTGGAGCGCGCTGAGAAGGCGCCGGCCGCCAGAAACGATATTTTGGCAAAACGGTTTGGGCTCCCCATGGAGGGCTATACCTACTACTTCACCTATGAAGAGACTCTCCCCCACCGGCGGCAGGACTTCTGGCAGATGCCCTGCGCTCTTGGCGGAGACCTTTCTCAAGGCGACGACTTCTGTTCCTTCGTATTTCTCTTTCCCCTCCGCAATGGAAATTTCGGCGTAAAGACCCGGAATTATATTTCTTCCCGAACTCTGAACAAGCTCCCCGCCGCAATGCGGGCAAAGTACGAGCAGTTCATGCAGGAAGGAAGCCTTGTCATCCTGGAGGGGACAGTGCTGGACATGATGCAGGTTTATGACGATTTGGATGCCCACATCGTCCATTGCGGCTATGATGTCCGGTGTTTCGGTTATGACCCGTATAACGCCAAGGAGTTTGTGGAGCGGTGGGCCGCCGAGAATGGCCCGTTTGGTATCGAAAAAGTGATACAGGGCGCCAAGACAGAGTCGGTCCCTCTTGGTGAGCTGAAAAAGCTGGCCGAGGATCGGATGCTGCTTTTCGACGAGGAGCTGATGACCTACGCCATGGGGAACTGTATCACCATGGAAGATACCAACGGAAACCGGAAATTGCTGAAAAAGCGGTATGAGCAGAAAATCGATGCTGTGGCGGCTATGATGGACGCCTATATCGCCTACAAGCACAATCCGGAGGCATTTGAATAAGTAAACCCATTCCAACCGCCGGCCGTTTCGGGTCTGCGGATTTTTTATGCTCAATAAGGGAGGTGATGGGCTCGGAATGGAAGTGACATTTGGTTCCCGGCTGATGCACGCCTGGAATGCGTTTCTCAACCGCGACCCCATGATTTACCGCCAATATGTAGGTCCGGGCTACTCCTACCGCCCGGATCGAATCATCTTCAGCCGGGGAAATGAGCGGTCAATCATCTCGTCCATCTACAACCGTATCGCTTTGGATGCGTCCTCAATCAAGATTCAGCATGTTCGTCTGGATGAAGAGGGCCGGTTTGAGAAAGTGATTGACTCCGGGCTGAACAACTGCCTGACCATGGAGGCCAACATTGATCAGACTGGCCGGGCCTTTATCCAGGATGTGGTCATGTCCATGCTGGACGAGGGCTGCGTGGCCATCGTGCCAGTGGACACCAGCTTCAATCCCAATGAAACGGGGTCCTTCGACATTGATACCATGCGGACCGGAAAAATTCTGGACTGGTATCCCAAGCATGTGAAGGTGCGGGTCTACAACGACCGACGGGGAGAAAAGGAGGATCTTCTGCTCCCCAAAGAGACGGTCGCTATTGTGGAGAACCCCTTCTATGCGGTCATGAATGAGCCCAACTCTACGATGCAGCGGCTGATCCGGAAGCTCAATCTTCTGGACGCCATTGACGAGCAGAGCGGCTCAGGAAAACTCAACCTGATTATTCAGCTGCCCTATGTCATCAAGACAGAAGCAAGGCGCCAACAGGCGGAAAAACGCCGAAAAGATATTGAGGATCAACTGTCCGGTTCCAAGTACGGTGTGGCGTACACCGATGGAACAGAGCGGGTAGTCCAGCTGAACCGGCCCATCGACAACAATCTGATGACCCAGATCGAATACCTGACGAGTATGCTTTTCAGCCAGTTAGGTCTGACCCAGGCGATTCTGGATGGTTCCGCCGATGACAAGACGATGCTGAACTATTACAGCCGGATGATTGAGCCCATTCTTGCCGCCATTGTTGACGCGATCAAGCGGACCTTTCTTACCAAAACGGCTCGGTCACAAAAGCAGTCCATCATGTTCTTCCGTGACCCGTTCACCCTGGTTCCGGTCAATGACATCGCCGAGATTGCCGACAAGTTCACCCGCAATGAGATCATGACCTCAAACGAGATTCGGCAGAAGATTGGCATGATGCCGTCCAAGGACCCGAAGGCGGATGAACTCCGGAACAGCAATCTGAGCGCGCCGTCCGAAGAAACAGCACCAACACTGAAGGAGGAAAAAGTTCAAAATGAAGCTGAGGTATGACTTTAGTGGCTGGGCTACCCGAAACGACCTTGTATGCGCAGATGGGCGGACCATCCGCCAGGACGCCTTCAAGGATTGTGACGGGAAAATGGTTCCTCTTGTATGGAACCACCAGCACAACAACCCTACCGATATTTTGGGACACGCTCTGCTGGAGAACCGGCAGGACGGTGTCTATGCCTACTGCACCTTTAATGAGTCGGAAGCCGGAAGAGCCGGCAAACTTTTGGTGCAGCATGGCGATGTGGAGGCCCTCTCCATTTACGCCAATCAGCTCAAGCAGCAGAACCGTGATGTGGTTCATGGTGTAATCCGTGAAGTCAGCCTCGTGGTGGCAGGAGCTAACCCCGGGGCTCGTATTGACTTTGTGGACATGGCCCACGGCGAAGGCGGAGAGCAGGAGGTCATCATCAAGACCGGCGAGAGCATCAGCCTTTATCACGCCGACGACGGCTCCAAGTCCAAGGAAAATCCCAAGGATGACGGCGAGGGCGGCGACACCCTGGAGGCCGTGGTCGACAGCATGAGCGAGGAGCAGAAGAAGGTTATGTACGGCCTTCTCGGCGCTGCTCTGGCGAGCGAGCCCCCCAAGGGTGATTCCGGCTCTGACGATAAGGGTCAGAAAAAGGAGGAGCCCGACGATAAAACTGTGAAACATTCCGAAGGAGGAGATAGTACCATGAAGCGCAATGTTTTCGACAAGACTGACGACACTCAGGATACTGTCCTGAGCCATTCCATTCAGGAGGCCATTCTGGCCGACGCCAAGAAGAAGCAGTACGGCACTTTCCAGACCGCCCTCAAGTCCTATGTCGAGCAGAACAGCGAGACACTGAAGCACGGCATCGACGATATCGAGTCTCTGTTCCCCGAGTATAAGGACCTGCGTCCGGGCGCTCCCGAGCTGGTCACCCGAGACCAGGGCTGGGTCACCACGGTCATGAACAAGGTTCACAAGAGCCCCATCAGCCGTATCCGCACCCGCCAGATGGACGCCCGCAACGACGAGATTCGGGCCCATGGTTACCAGAAGGGAAAGCGCAAGGTCCCCTCCGGCAACATGAAGCTGATCAAGCGCACCACCGACCCCCAGACCATCTACATCACGGATGCCATGAACCGGGATGACATCATCGACATCACCGATTTCGATGTGGTCGAGTACCAGTATGGCGTGATGCGCCAGGCGCTCTATGAGGAGGTCGCTACCGCCATCATGATCGGCGACGGCCGTGAAGAGGGCGACGAGCACAAGATCTACGAGGAGCATATCCGTCCCATCTGGAAGGATGACGACCTCTACACCATCCACTACGATGTGGACATCGAGGCTGCCCGCGCCGAGATCCAGGGCACCCGCACCGACATGAACTTCGGCGAGAACTATATCTACGCCGAGGCCATCATCACTGCCGCCCTGTATGCCCGCGAGAAGTACAAGGGGACCGGCACTCCCGACTTCTTCTGCACGCCGCACCTGGTCAATGTGATGCTGCTGGCTCGTGATATGAACGGCCGCCGTATCTACAACACCAAGGCGGATCTGGTTGCCGCTCTGAACATCGGTGAACTTCACACCGCTGAGCAGTTCGAGGGTCTGGAGCGCACCGACTCCGAGAGCAAGAAGCATAAGCTGCTGGGTCTCTTTGTCAACCTGGCTGACTACACCGTGGGTTCCACCAAGGGTGGCGAGATCACCCGGTTCAACCAGTTTGACATCGATTTCAACCAGGAGAAGTACCTGATTGAGACCCGTCTGTCTGGTGCTCTGACTCGTCTGTGGTCTGCCATCGCTCTGGAGGAGCCTGTGGGTGCGACTACCGGCGGCGGTTCCGGCACTGGCGGCGGCCAGGGTGCTGGGGCCTGAGGAGAAATTTCAAAATGGCAAAATTTTATGGACCGGTAGGCTATGCAGTCAAAGAGGAGACGGCGCCTGGAGTGTGGGAAGACAAGATCGTCGAGTATCACTACTACGGCGATTTGGTTCGGAACACCCGCCGGCTCCAGACCTCTGAGAGCCTCAATGATGATATCAATGTGGCCAATGAGATCAGCATAGTCGCCGATCCATTTGCCATGCAGAACTTCCACAAGATGCGGTATGTGGTGTTTATGGGCGAAAAGTGGAAGGTCAGCAGCGTTGAGGTACAGTATCCCCGGCTTATCCTAACGATTGGAGGCATCTACAATGGGAAGTAGACTTCAGCTCCACACCATTCTCTGCGGGGTTTTGGGTTGCCCGGAGCGGGGGGAGGAATGCCGGGTCTACTTCCAGCCTCCCTCTAATACGGAGATGGTCTATGACTGTATCCGGTATGAGCGGGACCGCATAGAGCCCAACTTTGCTGACAACCGCCCCTATGCACTGCATAACCGCTACCAGGTCACTGTGATCTATCGAAATCCTGACAGTGACTTGCCCCAAAAGATTGCCCTGCTCCCCCGGTGTTCCCATGACCGGCACTATGTAGCGGACAATCTTCATCATGATGTATTCAATCTTTATTTCTGAAGGAGGAAACAGCAATGAGTAAACTGAAGTGGGACCAGATCGGCGAGCGCATTTATGAGACTGGTCTGGATCATGGCGTTCTGTATCCTGTCACCAAGTCCGGCACCTATGACAAGGGCGTGGCCTGGAACGGTCTGAGCGCCGTCAACGAGAGCCCCTCCGGTGCGGAGGCCAACCCTGTCTGGGCAGACAACATCAAGTATCTGAACCTGATCTCCGCCGAGGACTTCGGCGCCACGGTGGAGGCCTACACCTATCCTCCCGAGTTTGAGGAATGTGACGGCTCCGCTGAAATCGCCCCTGGCGTGACCATTGGCCAGCAGTCCCGCAAGATGTTCGGTATGTCCTATCGTACCCTGATCGGCAACGATGTGGATGGTCAGGACCACGGCTATAAGCTGCACCTGATTTATGGCGCCCAGGCATCTCCCTCTGAGAAGAACCGCGCCACCATCAACGACAGCCCCGAGGCGGTGTCCTTCAGCTGGGAGCTGTCTACCACTCCTGTGGATGTGCCCGGCTACAAGCCCACCGCCCATCTGGCCATCGACTCCACCAGGACTGACGCCGCCAAGATGAAGGCTCTGGAGGACATCCTGTACGGCTCCGAGACTGCGGAACCCCGCCTGCCCATGCCCGAGGAAATCATGGAGCTGTTCAAGGACGCGGTCACAGTTGTCACCGCTGCTGAGAGCGCCGACGCCACCCTGCTCGGCAAGAAGGTCTCCGACCTTCAGAGCAACATTGTGGTGGGCGAGAACGCCATCACCGGCAGCCTGAAGCATGTGACCGGCTATACCGGGTTCAGCAGCAAGACCTCTGAGCAGGAAGGTCATTACCTGGCTCTGAAGTTTGATGTGACCCCGGCTGACGCTGTCACCACTGTGGAACTGGTGGGCGGAACCAAGGGTCCTGTGACGCTGGACGCCGACAAGAACATCGTTCTGCTGGTCAAGAGCAATACCCAGAGCGTCAAGGTGATCTCCACCAAGGGCGGATTCTCCATCACCAAGATCTATGACCTGACCGGCCTGACTCTGGAGGCCTAAGCAACAACCTGCAAAGCGGGGCTCTCTTCACCGAGGGCTCCGCTTTCTTTAATTTTTGAAAGGAGAACATCATCATGCTTAAGAAGACGATTCAATTCCAGGATTTCAACGGGAACTCCCGCACGGAAGATTTTTACTTCAATCTGACCCAGGCTGAGGTGACGGAGCTGGAGCTGTCGGTGGACGGCGGCCTGGTGGAGATGATCCACCGAATCACCGCCGCCCAGGACGGCCGGCAGATTATCGAGACCTTTAAGAAGGTCATCCGCAAGGCCTATGGCGTGAAGTCCCCCGATGGCCGCCGGTTCATCAAGAACCAGGAGGTTTGGGACGAGTTTGCCCAGACTGAGGCTTACAGCAAGCTGTTCATGGAGCTGGCCACCGACACCAAGGCAGCGAGCGCCTTTGTCAACGGCATTGTGCCGGCCGGGTCTGACGCTGCGGCTCCGGGTGGCGGGCCGCCCGCGCCGCAGAGTCATG